TTTCAATCGCGCAACCAACACGCGTCGGTTTGGACCCTGATTAAAAAAAGCACTGTCCGCACGTCTGGTTATGACCTGTATCTGTACCAAGGTAAAAAGGCCATGGATTTAAAAATGGAGGGTTTGGACGTTCCGCCTGATCTGCATATTCAAGACGCGCATGTAAACGGTTGGGGCTTGGTATTTGATGTTTTGGACAATTGGGAGGAAAAGCTTTGTTCCTGATCAGTTGGCTATATAAAAAGCTATTGGAACCAGAACCTTTGGAGAAAAGGTGGGAGCGGTATCAGCGCAGAAAAAAATAAAAGTTTGACATAACGACCTGAATATGGTTTACGTGTTTTTACGGTTTTTAAAAAATGAGGTGAAAAAATGAAAACCCGAATTCACGTTAATCAGCATATCATACGACGCAACGCGTCGATGGATGCACTCGGAACCCCTGAAAAGAAACAACCGCCATTGACGGTGAAGGATTACAAGCAAAACCGCAAAGCTTGGTCTGTGCATATTAAAGGCGATAGTCAAGTGATCTATAGTCCAGATAAACCTTTATCCTGTGGCGCAAAAGTTTGGATTGAAACCGAAAACGAGGTGGTAACATGTTAAATCTTTCATATGAATTCTTAAAAGCGGCTCAAGTGACGGCGTCTACTGACAGAACCCGTTATTATTTAAACGGCGTTTATATTGAAAAGCGCGGTAATGATTTGCGTTATGTGGCAACCGATGGTCACATGATGTTTGTTGCATCGCATGAAATGCCCCCCGTGCATCATTATACGGGCGATTTTGATTTCATCATTTCCAATGGTGGTCTGAAACGAGCGTTGGCGGGATGCACAAAAAAGACGCGGTTTTTAGATTTGGAATTGGACATGGCCATGCCCGTTGAAAAAATAGAGTTGAACGGTGTTACTCTTAAACTGGATCACAATTTCACCGACGGTTTGGTAGATGGTACTTTCCCCAATTGGCGGGGTTTGATTGGCGGGCTTTCCATGCGCGATCAAAAGCTTTCAGATTTTGACCCTGCCCAAATTGGCCGCTTGGCAAATATGGCCAAAGCTTTAAACGTCGATAGCAAATCGGTTCGCATCCATCAAAACGGTGAAGACGCCGCGGTTATTGGTTTTGGCCGCGCTGATGCAATGGCGGTGTTAATGCCTATGCGAGTTGGAAAGAATGATTTGGTTTTATCCGATCACGATATACGAATGATTACGGGCGTGAAAGATGACGCCGTATGCACGGCCGCATAAATAAACCTCATATGTGACCCAAACTGGCCCGCTTATTTGGCGGGCCTTTTTTGTGAAATTTTTAAAAATTCTTTACAACGCTGCAAATATATGATTTACGTCGTTTTACGGGAATAATCCCATATGCAAAAAATGAGGTTTAAAATGCATACGATTGAAAATGAAAACAACACTTTGATGCAACTAATGCAAAAGGTGCAAATCCAAGCCAACCGATCCGCGGATTATTTGGCTTCAACTAATAACCTGCAATACCGCACCGACACTGAAACGGGCAAACCGTCAATTGTAATTGAACAAAACGGGGGCGAACCAACGCGCCATTTAAAAATAAATGATCATGCCTTTGGCCAAGTTGCGCAAGCGGCCGAAATTGATACGCGGACGGCCCGCCGTTTGCAAGAAAATTACCCCGTTGAATACGACGCCCTAATTAATGCGCGTTGGCAGAAAGAACCAGTTAAGCGCATGGTTCGCACGTTTATGGATGAAAGCGAAACGACGGGATTGGCGCGGGCATTTGTTTCAGACAAATTCAAAACTTTTGACAATATCAATTTGTTGCAATCGACGTTGCCGCAACTGATGGAAAGCGATGCACAATGGAAAGTCGTCAATGCGGACGTGTCGGACAAGCGGCTTTATTTGCGCCTTAAATCTGAAACCCAAACGGGCACGGGCGCGGCCGTGGGTGATGTTATGGCCAACGGCGTTGGCTTTCAAAATTCAGAAGTTGGCGCGGGTTCGGTGTCGGTTTATCAGATTTACTGGACCTTGGCTTGCATAAACGGGATGCAAACCCAAAACAAAACGCGCTCATCGCATATCACAAGCGCGCGTGACCAAGCGGACTTTGGCTTGCTATCCAGTGAAGCAAAAGACGCGGACAATCGCGCCCTTGAATTGAAATTGCGCGATTTAACCTTGGCCTATGCATCGCGTGAAAGTTTCGATCAAGTTTTGGAACAAATGCACCGCGCGGCGGGCGATGTTATAGACGGGGAATATGAAATTCTTGATGTTGTTGAGAGTGTCGGCACGGTTTTGAAATTGACCAAAAAAGAGAATAACGACGTCCTAAACGGTTTAATGCAAACCATTGGGCAATCGGGATACGAACACGGCCAACCCCTTTCCCGTGCAACGTTGGTCAATGCAGTTACCGCTTGCGCACATAAGGCGGACATTGACGACGTGGACCAATGGCAGCAACGCGGCGGGCAACTGTTGAATTTGTCAAACCGCGATTGGCAGCGTATTGCCGCATAAAATAAATATTTGACGTTTACTAAAACTTACTATTTATTCGGGGCGGGGCAATCCTGCCCCGTTTTGTTTTGTGAAAGGAAAAAACATGGAAAATATAATTGAACTACACCGCGCATATTTTGAGGCAATGCAGCGTGACGATGATACGGCCGCGGATGAAATATTGACGCGGGCCGCTCAAATCCCCGCGGCGTTAAATGTCCAAACGGGTTGGAATGAGGTTGGCGCAACTGACCCAAATTATCAATTTTTCCAAATTTTGTTAGGTTCTGGCGGTCCCGCCTATCGTTTGTGGGGCACGATTGATTTGCACGGTTGCGCGGACAAGGTGGAATATCAAACGCAGGATTGGTTTGAACCGTGGAAAATGCAGGTGTTGGATGACGACGCGCAAGCGGCCGCGGATTGGTTTGCGAATATCTTTTATTGGGGGGAATAAAATGCAGGTTAACTATTTCAACAATGGCCGCACGGGGTTTGTCATTCACAAGGTGGACGGCGCGTCCGCGTGGTACAATTCACAAGGCGATATTCTGGACGCCGAACGGCGCGACGCGTTGGGCCGCTACCGCCAAATAAAGCCAAATTCACCGCGTTGGCGGGCGTTGGCGCAATTGGGGCCAATATGGCGCGATAAAGATAAAAATTGACGTTTACTAAAACTTACTATTTAAAGGGGGCGGGGCAATCCTGCCCCCTTATCTATTGAAAGGAAAAAACATGGATCAACTAGAACTGAAAAAGGCCTACGCCGCGTTGGATTTGTCACATTCTCTATTGGATGAAATTGTCAGTGATTTGGACCCGTGCGATGAAAGCGACGCGGCCGCGGATTTGCAAGACATATACGAACAAGCGGAAAGCGCCCGCGATTGTCTGGAACCGCACGTTCCAACGAACGAACGGGGCGACATGGATTTGCCCGCTTGCGGTTTTAGAACACCGCTAAAAGAACGCACAACGCCGCCGAAATATTTAAACCGCTTTCCCGTTGTTGGATACGCGCCAACCGCGCGGACAATGCACAAACATGCCTATGTTGCGATCGTGGACGTCGCGCGGGGGAATACGGCCGCACAATACGCCGTCGTTAACTGGTGGCCGGATTTGGCGGATACGTGGCACGCGTCCGAATATTGCCGGACCATTGCCGAAGCGGTGCAAATGATGGGGGCGCGGGTTTAATGCGATTTGAAACTTTCCACCTGCCCGCGCATTGGGCCGCCCCTTTAATTAATGATGATCACACTGGATTGGATGACGACGAACTAGGCGCGGTTGCAAAATTTAGCGATGACGTGCGCCGTATGTTTGGGCGTTGCCATTGTGTGGACGTGCGCCCCCAGAACATTTTCACCAAATGGCACGACGCTGCCAAATATGGCGTTTTGGCGTGTAATGTTGACGAATTCTATTTCGACACGGCCGATACATTTGGCCCGTGGAACGATCTGTAAACGGTCCGCATATCCTGCCCAATTGGCCCGCCCCGTGCGGGCCTTTTTTGTGCCCGCTGGCATTGGCCCTGCCCGCCCGCCAATCCGCCCCGCCAGTGCCCCGCTGGCATTGGCCGTGCCCCTTTTTAAATTTCGGTAAAACATGCGCCCCCGCGCCGCGCCCCGTTGGTCTGAAACATATGGCCGCGCCCCGTGGGCCGTTGGCCGCGGTTGGCGGTTGGCGTTGGTTGGGGTTCGAACGTGGGCCAGTGCCCGCGGTTGGCGGGCCGTTGGCGGTTCGAACGTGGGCCGCGGCCGCTGCATCAAACGCGCCGCGATTGGCGATTGCACGGGCAAAAATACGCGGTCCGCGGTCCGCGGGCGGGGGTCTGGATGTTATCGAATAGAGGCTAAAAGTTGAGGATTTGCCGACTTTTTCGCACGGCCGACGCGCCGCCGCCCCCGCTTGTGGGATCGGCCGCAAGATGCATGTTCGTCACAAACAATTATATAAAAATTTCATATGGTTTTAGGGACCCCTATTGGGTCCTTATTAGACTTTGCAACTTTGCAAATTTGCAGTTAACAACTTTGCAATTGTTATATTTGCAAACTTCTAATATAATCCCACATAATATTATAAATTTAAGGTACTTAGGGACCCCTATATGGAACCAGATTTTGACACCAACGACGAACGTATCCTGAAACTCCAATATCGTCTTGCACAAATCGAAAAAAAGGAGCGTTCACAGGCGGATTTTTTAACATTTGTCAAAAGCGTTTGGCCCGAATTTATAGCGGGCAATCATCACAAGATCATTGCTGAAAAGTTGCAAAGAATTGCGTCGGGCGAACTGAAGCGTTTGATCTTCAACATGCCCCCGCGTCATACGAAGTCAGAGTTTGCATCCTTCTTGTTCCCCGCGTGGATGATGGGCCGCAATCCGAATATGAAAATCATTCAGGCGACGCACACGACAGAACTTGCGGTCGGCTTTGGCCGCAAGGTCAAGAACCTTCTGGACCGCGACGACTACAAAGAAATCTTTGACACGCGCCTTGCGCCGGATTCAAAAGCTTCTGGCCGTTTCGACACGGACCGCGGCGGTATGTACTACGCTGTTGGTGTTGGTTCGAACTTGGCGGGCCGCGGTGGTGACTTGGTGATCATTGATGACCCGCATTCGGAACAAACGGTCATGTCGAATAATGGCTTTGACGATGCGTGGGATTGGTACACGGGTGGTCCCCGTCAGCGTTTGCAGCCGGGCGGGGCCATTGTGTGCGTTATGACGCGTTGGCATGAGAAAGATTTGACGGGACAGTTGATACGGGCACAGGCACGGGACCCGAAGGCGGACCAATGGGAAGTGGTCGAATTGCCTGCGATTATGCCTAGCGGGCAGTCTTGTTGGCCAGAATATTGGTCTTTGGACGATTTGGAGCGTGTTAAGGCGTCTATTCCGCCTAGCAAGTGGAATGCGCAGTACCAACAGGACCCGACGGGCGACGACAACAGTATCTTGCGTCGGGAGTGGTGGAAGACGTGGGAAAAAGAATCTGTTCCTGCTTTGGAATATGTCATTCAATCGTATGACACGGCGTTTTCTAAGAAGGAAACTGCGGACTTTAGTGCGATTACGACGTGGGGTGTATTCCGTCCTGACGAGGCGGGACCGCCGCATTTGATACTTTTGGACAGCAAGAAGGGCCGTTGGGACTTTCCGGAGTTGAAACAGGTTGCGTGGGATCAGTTTAACTTTTGGGAACCGGAAACGGTTATTATCGAAGCTAAAGCTACGGGTATGCCTTTGACGCACGAACTTCGGCAGATGGGGATTCCTGTTGTGAACTTTACGCCTAGCCGCGGCAATGACAAGATCAGTCGGGCGCACAGTATTGCACCTTTGTTTGAGGCGGGGATGGTTTGGGCACCGGATGAACAGTGGGCGCATGAATTGATTGAGGAATGCGCGGCGTTTCCAAATGGCGAGTACGATGACCTTGTTGACAGCACGACGCAAGCATTGATGCGGTATCGTCAGGGCAACTTTGTAAACCTGCCGACGGACGATTGGGACATAGAGGAAGAAGACGGCAGTACGCAATTACGTGCGTATTATGGTTAACGTTGCCTTGACAGGCACTTTTGTTGTATGCTGCGGACATGGATAAGGCAGAACTTCAGCGTAGATTACAGAACGGGTCCCTTGGTGAAAAGATAGGGGGCGCGGTCACAGTGATTGGCGAAAACGTCATAGGCGGTTTTGTTGATGATTATGATGCTCCTTTTGAAAAAGTGGGCAGCGCAATTAATTACGCTTTGCGCAATCCTTTGGAAGCGGGTGCCGCGGTAGCGAAAGGCATTGCGGGTTTAGTCAAACAAGCTTCGAATCCCGACGATGTAGAAGGCTCCACGCGGGCCGCGGTCGAATTAGCGACGATGGTGCCTGCGGCGGGTGCAACGACGGCTTTGGCCACGGGTTCGCGGCTCGCGGACCTTGTAGAGTTTGATCCAGATACATTGCGTTCGTTTATTGGTCCGAAGGGTGCCAAGATGTTGGCGGATGAGGGGGACAGTTCTGCGGTAGAGGCGTTGGAACATGCTGCGGGTTTGGAAGAGTTGGGTGCGGATTACAACCAGATTCGTGCTTTGGTTAACGAGCAGATTGCGGAAAAGAACCCTAATTTTGGTGGAATTAGTAAGAATGCTGCGGGTCAGTGGGTTGTAGAGGTTTCTGATCGTTTGACGGTATCGCGTCCGGGTGTTGCGAAAAAGGTGGCGGATCAGGGCATTGCAGAGGGCACGGTTGATGAACTTATTGTTGGTTCTGGTTTGCCGCGTCAAATGCTGCGGGACACGCCGGGCGAGTTTAAGTATGGGGGGCCTGACGAAGGTGGGCGTCGCAGTGACGGCAGTGTGTTTGCGATTTCTAAAAGTATGCAGGAAGGCGTTCCTATAATGATGCATGAAATGGATCATGTATCTGCGCGTTTGGAGGGGAATGCGCCGGGTGGTGCGCCGGGACATGTACTGACGGGGCGTTATGTTCCTACTGCAAATGATTACGACACGATTGTTGCGATATTGGAAATGGAGCCAAATTCGCCGATTCGTAATAATTTACTTGCGAACATGACGGATTCGCAGCGTCGGGCGTATGATTTGGTTCTTGGTGGCGCGGGTGGCGATGAGTTAATGGCGTTGGATACGGCCCGAAAGGGTGCGGATATTATGCGTCGCGGCAATATTTCCCAAGAGATTTATAATCGGTTGTCTGGCGAGGTTCAGGCACGGAACGTGATGACGCGTATGCGGATGACACCAGAGGAACGGCGGGCCACGGACCCTGCTTTTACTGAGGATCGTTTGCGTTCTGAGCAGATTAATCAAGGTCCTGACGGTTATCAGATGTTACAGCCTGTTTTTGATCCGCGGGAATATGCGAATGGCGGCGGTGTTGCGTCGTTGAACTCTGTTGCACGAAACATGACTCGCGGCCCGCGGGGCTTGAGTGGATTTATACCGTATATGAAAGGTTATTAAGATGGCATTCCTAAACAAGCTTTTGATAAATACTATGATAAGAGCGGCCAAGAGCCGTGATCCGAAAGAGGTTGCAGCGCGACAATTGAATTCTAGTAGCTTTGGAAAGGGGTTCGGCACGGCTGTTCCAAAGGCTAAGGCCACGAAAAGTAAGAAAGGTGTTCCAGATTATTCGCCAATGCCGGGTACTGACGTAAATTATGGCAGCGGCGGTTTTTTGAGTAAAATAAGCCCTGCAATTAGAAAAGCTATTATGGACGGCCCATCTGGCGGAAACCGCGGGCCAAAGACAGGTTTTGGTGGTCTTGGAATGGGGGGCGGCACAGCGGTTCCAAGCGTTAAAGGTGAACGTAGTAATTTGCCGCCGATGAGTTTAGCGGAGATATTAGCGCGACGGAATATAGACTTTAATCCTTTTCAGTCGAGTAAACAGGGCTTGCCGTCAAACCTGATGCCGCCCCAAGGACAGCCGATGCCGCCCCAAGGACAACCGCCGCAGGCTCAACCGCAGCCAGAAATGGTGAATTTTTTGTCAAAACTTGTGCAGCAGGGCGTTTATCCTAATCTAGCTACGGCGTTTCGTGCAACTATGTCGCAGCCAAATCAAAGCGCAGATATGGGCGCACCTATGGGTGATCGCGGCCCTAGCGGGATTGCGTCAATGTTGCCGCTTGTTGCGGGCCGACTATTTGGAGGAGGGCGGTAATGTCTGCCGATCAAACAACTTTAGATGAAAAAGTTGGTGTTATTGCACAAGAGGAAAATGTGCCTTACGAGGTGTTTCGTAGACTCATTTTTCAAGAAAGTAGCGACAGCCACTTTGACAAGAACGGAAACGTAAAGCGTTCGCCTAAAGGCGCGATGGGTTATGGGCAGTTAATGCCTGCAACTGCGGCAGAATTAGGCGTTGATCCGACGGACCCGATGGAAAACTTGCGTGGTTCAGCGATGTATTTACGCAATATGCTTGATCGCTACGATGGGAACGTACAATTGGCGTTGGCGGCGTACAACGCGGGTCCGGGCAACGTGGATCGCTTTGGCGGAGTGCCGCCATTTAAAGAGACGCGCAATTATGTTTCAACAATCCTTGGTATAAAGCAAGATTTGTTAACGCCAAGCATGGAAGAGATTTCTGCAAACTTTGTCGAGCATGATCAGGGCCTTGACGGCTACACTGTGCGCCCGCAGCTTCGTCCTGAAGAGATGGAAACGGTTCAAGACCCGTATGCCGCGGCCATTACAGAGGCAATTCAGTACCAACCGCCTGAAAGAACGACAGGAATAGGCGCGTTTGAGCAGTTTTTGCCCGCGGACCGCGAAGCGCGTGACGAAAGTGAAGAGTTAGGTCCTGTTGATTTAAAAGCGATTGGAGAAGAAGAGGCGAACATGTACAATCGGTACAACAATACGCCTATGACGTTCCAACAAGCGCGGACCGCGGAACGTAAAGCAATGTCTGGGGGCATTGGTCCACTAAACTATATTGCTAGAAATATGTATGGCTAGGTGGTAAAGTAGGGCATTAGTGGAGAAAATATATGGCTAGACAACCTTTTGCGTCATTTGTGGAAAGATCGAATGACGACCCTGAATTAGGGGAAATGGAGACAGACCTAGACATTGAAATGCCCGGCACACGCGTGGCGCAGGACGAAATTCCTGAAGGTATTGATATTGAAATGGGCGAAGACGGCGGTGTTGTGGTTGATTTTGACCCAATGGCGTCGGACATGCCTGAAGAGGGTGATTTTTACGCAAACTTGGCAGAAAACATGGATATGGGCGAGTTATCGTACATTTCTAATGATTTAATGTCTCAGTTTGACAGTGCGAAAATGTCTCGCAAGGATTGGGAAGACGAGTACAGCAAGGGCTTGGACATGTTGGGGTTCAAGTATGAGGAGCGTACAGAGCCTTTCCGTGGTGCGACGGGTGTGACTCACCCGCTTTTGGCGGAAGCTGCGACACAGTTTCAAGCACAAGCTTTTAATGAAATGCTGCCTGCCGAAGGTCCTGTACGAACGATGGTAATGGGTGTGGCGGACCCTGAAAAAGAGTCGCAAAGTAAGCGTGTACGTGAGTTTATGAACTACTACATGATGAACGTGATGGAAGAATTCACGCCAGAATTTGACCAAATGCTGTTCTACTTACCTTTAGCGGGAAGCACGTTTAAAAAAGTCTACTTTGACGAGGGTTTGAACCGTGCGGTAAGCAAATTTGTGCCTGCGGAGAACTTAGTTGTGCCGTATGACGCTGCGGATTTGGAAACATCGCCGTTTGTGGCGCAGGTTATCCGTCAGCCGTGGAACGAGGTGCGCAAGCTACAGGTTTCTGGTTTTTATCGTGATGTTCCGTTGCATCCGTCTCAGCAAGACGAGACGGATTCGATCAAGGCACAGGATGATATTGAGGGTGTAACGCAATCAAGCATTGATTACGACGTAACCTTGTTGGAGTTCCACGTTGACATGGACTTGCCGGGTTATGAGGACACCTATGACGACGGCGAACCCACAGGCATTATGCTTCCATACATAGTTACAATTGCAGAAGACACAGGCGAAGTGCTTGGTATTCGCCGTAACTATGACGATGAGGACCCAGATGCGCGGAAGCGGCAGTATTTTGTGCATTACAAGTTCTTGCCGGGCTTTGGGTTTTACGGATTGGGTCTTATCCACACAATCGGGGGACTGTCTAGGACAGCCACAGCGGCCCTGCGTCAGCTTATTGACGCGGGGACGTTATCTAACCTGCCTGCGGGCTTTAAGGCGCGTGGACTGCGTATTAGGGACGATGCGGAGCCATTGCAGCCGGGCGAGTTCCGTGACGTAGACAGCCCCGGTGGTGCAATTCGTGATAGCTTGATGCCGTTGCCGTTTAAAGGGCCAGATCAAACACTGTTTAACTTGCTTGGATTTGTCGTGCAGGCGGGTCAGCGGTTTGCGACGATTACTGACGCTAAGATGGGCGACGGTAATCCTAACGCGGCCGTAGGCACAACGATTGCGATGATTGAGCAGGGTTCGCGCGTGATGAGTGCGGTCCACAAGCGTATGCACTACGCAATGCGCAAGGAACTAAAGCTT